TTCGGTCGTCTTGATCTTCGCCACTTTCATCTCCTGTCAGGGAACCAGAATCTTGATCGGCATCACTATAAGAGCTTGCCTGTCGATGTCGCCCGGGTCCTTCAGAACGTCACCCTCGAAAAAACAGCTGTGGACCAGCCCTGACAAGGTGTTCCTACGGTCAAGGAAACCGGGATCTCCGGGCTTAGGCGCGATGGCTGCGAACAGGGCATCAATGATGAGGTTGTTGGTGATGGCGGGAACCGAGCCCTTGGCCTCACCGGCTTTGTGGTAGATCATCCAGACGGCAGAATAGACGTTTCGGTAAGGCAGAGTCGTCTTCTTGGTGTAGGACTCCCGGTGCTCCGCTTGGCCAATCCATGGTTGAGCGGTAGCAGGAACGTCCGAGAACAGGGCGATCCGACGGGACCGGGTAACAAAACCTTGCATCACCGGGTCCTGCTCGGTTCCGATGTTCCACTGAACTCCGTCGGTAAGAGCGAACAATGCCTCAAAGATTTGCTCCCGGGTCGTCACGACTCCATGCTCCCGACGATGCCCTCGACAACCGCCGCCTTAAGACCAAGGGAGATTTCGCTCGCCATGTCGGACAGCGAGGACCGGAGAAACGAGCGCTCCGGCATCGGGATCTGGTGTGGTTTGGTCCGAGGCAGCTCTACCGGGTAACTGGAAGCCCAAAGGTTGCTGACAAAGGCGGCCTTGCCTCCTTCGCCAGCGCCGGGCAGGTAAGCGGTGCCGCCGGGGTGGTTGATGACGCCGCCGTACTCGTGGATTGCTGCGTACTTAACGTCACCCGACGAGTAAACTCGGCCCGTCACAGAGTTGTCAGTAGCGGTGACTTCTTGGGTGATGGAGCGAGCCAGAGCACCGGTGATTCGGTTGAGCACTTGGCCGTTGAGCTTCCCGGTCTTGACCAAAGCTTCGAGCTTCAGGGCCAAAAGCGTCGATTTCTTGATAAGCGCGTCCCGGACGCCCATGGGCATTTCTACCAGACGCGCGACCAACTCCTTGTCGCCGACTAGTTGGACGTTCACGATCACGCCGGGGAAACCCGCTTGAAGGGGGCCAAAAGCCCGGACGTGTATTCGTCCATCTTGTTCGGAGCAAATGACACGGTCTCTTGACCGCCGAGCGATTTCGAGCTGTAACCAATACGGTCCATGTAGCGAAATCGGGAGCCTACCAGCTCCCATACCGCCTGCTCGATGTCAGCCGGTACGTAACTATACTCGATGGATAAAGCGTCTCCGGCGTCCGTAGAGCTAAAAGCGTACACCCCATCGGCACTCACGGCGTACTGACCGCTGGACGGCGTCCCGGATACCCTCTCGAGCGCCCCGAGCGGTCCCTGAACCGTCACTCCTCCGAGCCACATAAGAGAGGGGGTGAAGGTAGGCTCGACACCCTCCACCACGTACTCTTCGGCGGTGGTGTAACCGGTAACGTAGGCGACGTGAATAGCCTGCTGGCCGATAGGCGCATTCCGGCCCAAAAACGAGATCCGGGGAACGGGCGAGGAGGTGTCGAGAATGTACCCCGATGAAAACGGCTGGGTCTGCCCGTCGCCCGTTGCCTTCTGAAGTGGCGTACCGAGAAACGAAACGGAGAGAACGTCGATAACCGGGTAGTTGCGAACCACCATGAAACGCCCTCCGAACCCTTCGTAGAACTCGGACCGAACGCGGTAAGCCAAAGTATCTCGATTCAAGTAACTCATCACGAACCGGCTCACCGCTGCGTTAATCCGGTTTAACAAGGTATCCGATTCGGTGCCGGCAATGCTCAGCCACTCCTTGATGGACGTCAGGGACGTCAGTGTTCCGGGCCCATCAAAGACAGGGTTCAGCATTCAAGCTTCACTTCTTGGCAGGAGCGGGCTTCGGAACCGTTTTCAGCGCCTCGATCTGGGCGGTCATTTCGGCAATCTTGGCGTCGTGCGCTTTTTGCATTGCCGCCAGCTCAGCGGCGTGTTCGGCCTGCATGGTTTCAGCAGACCTGTTCGCATGGTACACCGCCTCAAGACGGTCCCGGTCCACCTGCGTCATCGAAGCAATGGCCGCGTCACGGTCGATGACAGCGGCTTCCGGAGTGACGCCGAAACGCATCAGGTCGGCGACGTGATCAGCGTTCGCAACCTCGATGGAGCCGTCGGCTTCCGGGGTGTAGGTGTGACCGGCAATTGAGAGCGAGCCGATGCCGACCGGAACGAACATCTTGAGATGTGGCATTTGAGAGTCTCCTCTTATCTGGCGGTGAGGGGGAGGTTTTGCTCCCCCTCACCGGGCGGCTCGATTACGCCGCGATGCAGTCGATCACGGCCATCGAAGGCGGGAAATAATGCTGCAGCACTTCGTCGGCATAGACGCCGTACTCGTACTTGCGCGAACGCAGCGGCCATTCGATCTGGTAATACTCCTGCCGGGTCCGAACCTGAATGACGTTTCCGACGTTCGAGAGCGGGTAAGGCAGGGACATCGTCACCATCAGGATGGTGCCGGGCGGCATGTTCGGGTGGATCTTCACCGGGATCACCTGCCCGCCGGCCATCGAGAAGCGGTTCAAGTAGCTGGTGATCATCACACCGCCAGCGACCATGCCGTCCTTGATGTCCGTGTTCACGCGGTAGTTGGAGGTCGAGGTCCCGGAGAGGACGAGCTGCGAGATCGTCAGCGCTTCCTGCGAGTTGACCCAGATTTCCGTAGGCGACAGACGGAGGTTGTCCCACAGGCTCTTCAGGGCCTCATCGATTTCCACGATGCCCGAAGCGCCGTCGCTGGTCAGCGGGGCGTTGTTCAGGTGGCGAACGTAAGCGCCGGAGCCCGACTTGTACGCCTGCGTCAACAAACCATCAAACACCAGCGAGTTGGCGGAGTGGTCGGCAGCCGGCATAGACGCAGCGGTCTGGGTGCCGGCGGCGACGGCCAGAATCGTGACAGCGTTGACGGTGGTGATGGCTCCGAGGACTTCAGCACCGGCAGCGCCCCAGTACCACGCGTAGGCGGAAGCACCCTTCACGGCGGTGACGGTGGCGGAAGCACCCTGTACCGAGTTGCCAGCGCCCAAAACGACCGTGGCCGCCGCGCTCTTGCGAGCCGCACCACCTCCGAACGTGTCAACGGAGCCGTCAGCGTTGGTGCGGGTGATTTCCGCATCGATGCCGCCGGCAACGCTGGCGTTGACGTAGCCGTCGAGGGTGAGGGCGACGCAGATGACGGAAAGCGTCTGGTTGGACAGCGAACCTCCGGTAGTCAGGGCCGCCAGAGCTGGCGTCGGAGTGGTCCCGAGAGCCACGGAGCCGTTGCCGCCGAGCAGCAGTAGCTCTTCACCCAGCATCAGAGCTTCGAGGCCGGTACGGGCCGCGATGGCGCGGATATCGTCAAAGGTCTGGCCCGCGTACTGGGCTTCGAAATCGACGTTGGATTCGATGCCGATGCCCTTGTAGGACGCGACGTAGTCCTGCGTGGAAACCGCCATGACAGCACCACGGTTGCCGCCGGAGACGCCGATACGGATGCCGGTGGTGTTGACAGCGGTGACAGCGCGCCAATTGGCCTGAATGCCACCCTTGCCGGAAACACGCGGAATGGCGTTGCGAAGCGGGGTCAGCACCGGATACAGGAACTTGGCACCAAGTTCGAGATCGTAAAAGGTCAGGCCGCTGGTGGCCGAACTCGACTGGGAGAAGGTAGACTTGGCCAACGATTCCGGGATGCGGGGGTCGGCGATGGGGGTGGAGAACGCCTTCTGCAGGGCTTCCTGCATCTTGACGATGGTTTCAGCGGTGCTCATTGCGGTATATCCTTCAACTGAGAAGAGCGGCGGGGAGATCCACTCGATAAAATCCCCGATGTGCTTCCGTCCCCGGTCGCTGAAGCCGAATCGCTGTAAGTTGACCGTCCCCGGCTCACCTCAGCTTCGCGCCCCTCTGTTGTGCCATACGAATGGCCACATCCGCAAGCTGGCTCTCGTTCAATTTCGAAAGGTCCGGTGCCTCGGAAATCAGAGATCTGTCGGCGACGTCGTCCGCCTTTTCAACAACCACACTGGTCCGGGGAGCGGACGGCATCGGGCTGGCCAAAATCCTCTTGACCAGCGCCTCCATCTCGGCGAACTTGGTCATGGCCATCTCATTGGTAGCGTCACGCTTGGCCAGTTGATCACGCAGTTCTGCCACCTGATCAGAGAGCTTGGCGACTTCCTCGTCGTTCTTGCCCTTGTCTTCCGGTTCTTGCTCATCCCTCTTGGCCTTGGACTCCTCGTGTATCATCTCGGAGAAATCCGACTTGGCGAGGCCCATTACCGGAGCGGCAAGCTCCATGTACTCGTCAAAGTAAGGGTTGGTTTCCGCGTTGCCCTCCTTCACCATGGTGACAGCAAGCTCGCGCACCTCTTCCTGCGACATCTTGACCAGAATAGCGCCCATGGTCTTGGCGATCTCCATGATTTCGGCAGGAATCGGGCTGTTGTCCTTCTCCCGG